ATAAATATAGTTATTGCATCAAAAGCATAAATAATTCCACCAATAAATCAACGTAAAAAGAAACTGGTCCTTCATAGGACCAGTTATCAGACTACCATCCAATATTCTATTTATTTCTTTGGGAAATGAGGTTTTAAGAAAGAAGAACAACTTCGCTTCGTTCCTTCATTAACTTCTTTACTCGGACTAGGAGTTTTAATGCGACAATCTTCAATGTCTTCACCCATAGCAGCGGGGAAATCATATCCTGTAAAGTCGTTAGAATCTTCTTCCTCACCTATACAGACAGGAGATCCAACTGGAGTAATAGGACAATATCCTTTAACTACAATAGCAGCTGAAATTTCTTGTAATTCAACATCTTCTATATCATCGTACTGCTGAATAGTAGGTAAAACAGATATATAAGACCCAGAAAGTAACTCTTCTTGAGATAGTTCAATATCTTTGCTAATTGACGTTGAAATAGCATCACACAGCTTAAATCCAACAAAGAATAGCATAGCTATTGAAAAAAATAGTGATTTATTGTTCATATATGATTCCTACTTCTTACTATCTTGTGGCAATATATCTACTTTGTAACCATCTCTAACTCTTGATACTTTTAATGGTGCATCAGAAGAAATAGAAATATTAGAAGTAGACGCTGTGTAGACTTTACCGTTTTTAACAAGTGGACCATCGATTGACCCAGAGAAATATGATAACAAGATGTGTCTGCAATATGCTTTCTTAGCTTCAGACTCTTCACCAGTCATATTAAAACAATCTTCAACGTTAAAAGACTCTTCATTTTCATTAGTGAATTTTTTCCACTGTGACATGAACGAAGTTCTTGGCCCACTGCCAGAAGAGTCTACATTATGAGTAAACTTGAAATCTTTAGGCAACTTTCCATTAGACTCATCAGATGAACTTATGAGAGAAAAAGCACTTAGCAAAACAATACCGTATAACTTCATCATGAAGTATCCCTTTATATAGGTAGAATATAAAATAACAACTAACACTATTATAACATGATTTGATCAATTATCAAACATTTCTACCTGTAACTAAAGGCCCAGTCTACCATTTCGTTCAAAGTGATTTGCGTCTTTTCTTTTAAATCTTATGCCATTGCGATTGGCAGGACTTAATGATTCCCAGTAATCAGCAAAAATCCTATAGTCTTCAGATTTTCTCAGGTATTTACCTTTCTCATTGAAAACATTTATATCGATAGCGAGTCGCTGACAATGCAAGCTATTGAGAATTCCCTTACCCTGTTTTACATAGATTTCTGCCTGTTCCCGAGTCCTCATTGTCTCACCAAAGGTATATTTATACCCTTTTTCATCCATAAAGAGCAGTAACTTAACAACATCACGTGCAAATAACTGCTGACGTTCTGAAAGTTTCACTATAAGCCCTTCATAGCCTGCAGCATATCTTGATAATGTTGAGCTTTTAGTTCTTTTGTTAGTGGAGCATTAGCAAACGCATTAACTTTAGACATGGGATTCTCATTTTGTGTAGGAGCAATCGAACTTAAAGGGCGTGGCTTCGTTGAATTCCTCTTAGCAGCTATACGATCCTGAACAAAGAGATCCTCTCTATAGATTCCCATCTGTTTAACCATATCATATGCTAATTTAGCCTGCTTAAACTGGTCTTTATTAGACAGGATAGAATCAGCAAGGTCAGGGTTCATCTCACGTAACTGTGCAAGATTCTCTTGTGTAACAACCTCGTTAAAGTCAGGGAATTTAGCGTGTAACCTTACTTCCATTGTTTCATGAGCACTCTTCTGACTCTGTTTTTCATAACCTTTAACAGTTGATCGCAAGTTCTTAATCTCTTTAACAAGCTCTTTAAAATGCTTTCCCTCAACTAAAGATTCATCATCAAGCCCTAACTGAGCAAACGGATCTTCCTCTTCAACTGGAGCAGCAACTTGGCGGTTTTCCTGTGGTGATTCTTTCTTCAAAGACATAATGTAACTAACCGCTTCTTCACGCTCACGCTCAGCCTTAGCTACTCTTTCTCTAAGCGATCTTATGTTATCTTCTTTAGAGTTATGACTAAACTTAGATGGTTTTTCTTCTGGTGTAGTGTCTTCTTCAGAGCTCTCTTGGCTGTCATCTTCTTGTATAACTTCTTCTTCTTCTGGCTCATCATCATTCATAGGGGTAGCTTGAGTAACCTCTTCAACCTCTTGAACAATGCCATCTTGTTTCATCTTTTCTTCTGCTGTTTTATTCATAGCCTCAATTTGTTGTCTGCTTGCGTTAGGTAATGACATATCTTCTCCTTAATTAATTTATTTCACCATTCAAAACTCTACATCGATTCAAAAGAGTTCCATCCGCATCATCTAATACGAATTTCAATAACGCTTTCTCATCTTCAGGTAGTTCCAGAGCACGTTCCTTTACCATATTATAAGTATCACGGGATGGAAGTACCCAAAGAAACTCTAAACGCTCTTCACTTCTATGATACTTATATACTACATTATCGTAGGTAGGAGTAGGACAAGTTGATCTATGTATAAAATAGTTTCGTATCACATTGTTTAATTTTGGTTCTTTTTTTGTCTCGACTACAATATAAAAGTCGTGATTGTATATCTTCTTTGCTGAATCAACTGCCTTGAAAACATTACTCTCATAATCTTCCAATTGTTCACGCATTTGTTCTTCAGGGCTGTGATCTAGAAAATCTGAACCTTTAACTGCATCCCATGCTTGCTTGCCGACAGTTTCTTTCTTTACCATCTCTTTCCTTTTCTATAACAATAAATAAGCCTGCAGACAAAAAGATTAAGGGATTAAACTTTATTATCTACAGGCTATATAATACGTAATATACATTATATTACTTTTTGCTCTTCTTTAGAACCTTAGCTTGAACTTTTAATCCAAAGACTGAACAAAACGATTCGGATTAAACTGACGGTTAATAAAGCGTGGAGAAAGATTAGCTATTGCATTATCGTCTTCACTTAACATGTGAGAGTCCATCATCTCTTGTTCGCGACGTGGATTTACTTGACGATAAAATGCACATGCCATTTCTTCAACAACATCTATCTTAACACGGGACTTATTGGACTTCTGCTTCTTCACTCGTGGATAACGATTTGCCATAATATTCCTTATTATTTTACCCGAGTATTCTCTTGAGAAGCAATCTGCTCATCAATAAGTTTCTGAGCTTTCGACTTCTTTGCCTTTATATTAGGTGGAGTTCCTAATATTTTAAAAGCGATCTTAGAAGCTTTACTTTTCACTCGTGGAAACGCAGGCATAGTATTCCTTACTAAACTTTTCTAGGATTCGCGCCTTTACGACCCTTATCTTTATCTGCACTCATCTGACGTTCAACACCAGACATTTTATCATCAATGCTTTCAGTCATCATGCTGTAATCAACATCAGAGTAAGCTCTGTAGATCACTTCTTGAGGCATGTTTGCAACTTGGCTTTTATCTTCTGAAATCATACCGCCGTAATACTTTTTTTTAGCTGCCATGATATGGCCTTTCTTTAGAAACTGCGGAATATCCGCAAGGGTTTTTACCTCTAACTGTCTGCACCATATTACTTCGCACTTAGACCTGATGCAATACTATTATTATTTACTTGCTGCTGTTGTCCAGGTTGATTTTCTATTGGTTGCTGAGAAACCTCATTAACTTTAGATTCAGCTATATTAGACTCTTGTGATCTTAATGCATTAACCATGTCGAAGTAACGTTCCATATGCTTAATATCGATATCTTCAAGCTCTTTTACTGCTTTAATTTTATCAAGTGTAGCGCTCTGATCTTCAGAATTTGCTTTATGTATGCGCTCCACAGCACTTGCTTCATTTTCAGCAACACGTGATGTTCTTTCTGCATATAGACCAATATCTGCTTGGCTTCTTGCATGAGCCAACTCAATCTGAGACTGCTGTAACTGCATAGCCATTTCAGCTTGTTGTTGTTGTTGTTGTGCTGCAGCTTCTTCTGATTTCTGTAAGTTCTTAATAATGCGATCTTTATTCTGAAGCGTTGCTGCTTCCAATAGATCTTCAGGTGAAATAGGCAGTCCCAACTCTTTTAATTGAAGCATCTGAGCAAATTGCATCTGACGCTGTGTTGCTGTATTCAAACCATCTTGAACATCAGCATGATATTTACCGAAAGCTTTGTTGTGAAATTGATCAGTGGGCTCTTCTCCTTCGAGAATCTTCTTAATCTTTCCGGGAGTAAAATTAGCTTGGATTATATCAATCATAATCTTACCAAGATTTTTCTGGGCTCTGTCCAACTGGTCAAAAAGACCCTGAAGTGTTGTAAGACCAGCTCCTTGACGGAGCATAGAAAGAACACCGGCTTTATCATCCAACGCTGATCCCAATAATTCTTCATTAACACCAGAAATTAATGGCATTTCTTTTGCAAGGAGTTCAGATAACTGGATTGTTGTTGGAGGTATAACAGGAGATTGGATCTGTTGAACATCCGTCATAGCTGCTTCTTCCTTGAGAGCAAGGCCACGACCTTGTCCAGTCAGGAAGACATCTTTTGGATTAACTAAAGCATTCTCTTTATAAACCCATCCAGTATTAATCGTACTTTCTAATATATCCAATTCGATAATACGGCGACGATTGTACAAATATTGAGCATCCCTGAGACCACGTACAACACCCTGAATTCGCCATTGGAAATCCGACATCTGTGGATTATAATAAGCAAACACAGGGACAAAATTATATTTATCAATGCCCAATGGATTAGGTCCATCATAAAGTACCTTCCCTTGCACAACAATAGCAAGTCTTACTGTTGGAACTTCTTGTTCAATAATAGTTACCTGCGGATACCTAGCTAAATACAAATCAAGACGCTCTTGATCTTCAGATTTCCATTCCATACTCTCACCAGTCTCAGTGTCGACAAGCATCTTTTGTGTACGATAATCTCTATAGTAGAATTCATCGTATGTTAGAAGGTTGTTCGTTCCACGAGACTCAGGCATATGCTGGAATTTACCGTCTTGGCCAGATCCAGAATCTGAACTTGATAATCCAAGTATATCTTCAGACTTATCTGGCATTAATGATATACACTCTCTTTTAGTAAGAAAGCTCCGTTTCCATATACCATTGCAATCGGAAAGATCAGCTTTTTTAAAGAACGGATCTATGATAAATGAATTGTAACTACAGTTATCGACTTTGATATTACCAGAGATTGGGTCAGACCGAAAGTCTAACCACACTTGTAAAAGATTCATACCAGTTACAAGTGCACCATGAAAGGATTCAGAGATAGTTTCTAAAATACTTTCTTGGTTTACACACCACATGAGAACTTTAGTAAACTGATCAGATGTCTCATTGTCAGCGTTCTCGATGGGAACAGCTATAATAGACTTACGGGATCTACGCTGATGACCACTGATCATATTTATAATAGGACGGATGCGATTGAAATTAAATTGACGCTTTCTATGAGAAGGAAGATTTCCATATAGATCGTTCCATAAATTTCCATCTCCAACTTCGAACTTTGTATCAGTATCTGCCTCACTCCAAAAAGCCTGATTCATGCTAATCGAGTTAGCATAAAATGTTTCCATTTTTGAAAGTACTGTTTTATGAGAGTCATCAAGATAAGTGGAACCTCTATCAGGAAATAACATACTCAACTCCTTTTAATTGGCAATTTTATATTTTATATACTCAAGATAGAAAACAATTGCACAACATACCATTAATACTACTTACTCTCAGGTGATAATGGAGTTAAATCAATATCAACCCCAGTCCCATATTCGATGAGTTTTTCAGTTGTTTCCTCAAAGATATTATCATCCTGATAAGATGGTATAAAAAATTTAACTGCGAAGACTACAACCATGCTTACTATTACAATAAGACTTTTCATCCAATCTAACATGATTAATCCTTACTTTCTTTACTATCTCTAGTATGTGAATGTATCTCTATTTTTATATCTATCTCTGTGTCAACATCACCATTATTTTTATTGAGTTGGCTGTCGATCATTTCTTCTAACGTTGGATGATGATGCCTTTGTTCGTTAACATCACTTACTACTTCTTGATGATTAACATCTCTCTGCTCTTGGGTTTCTCTATCACGTTGTTGTTGTGAATATTCATATACATGAGAAACTCCTGTACAACAAGCACCTATCACACCTCCAATAGCCATCCACATATTCATAATAAACTCCCAAGAACTAGAAAAATACAACAATATACTTACATCATCCAACATTACATTAAAAACTAACTACATCTATAGCGGACAAGATTGAACCGTTATACCTGTAAAGGTAGGGGTTCCCGTACTAGCGACCTGTATATAGTAATTATTTGGCACTATAGCACTTAATGTGAAGAACGTTGCAGCTGCGACACTAAATGATGGCACAACAGTATTAATAGTTGGAGATGTAGCTGATCCCACACCAAGTGTAAGAGTTGCTGTAGTAGCAGCTGAAATTTCTACACAAATATTAACCATTAAATCATATCCAGTTGTGTTCTGATATGAAGTAGCGGCAGTAAATGCTGTTACAAATGCTGCAGTAGCTACACTAGAGTTTACAGGAGCAGTTGATAATCCAGTACTAAATACAGTTGCTGTTGGTGAAGTAACATTAACTTGACCAGAACCAGCATCAATATTGACAGCAGTCGTCGTAGTTGTATTTCCAATTGTAATCGTTTTAGCAGCTGCATCAGCACCAAGACTTATAGCACCAGTTCCAGTTACAAGATTGTAAACACCATTAGTAGTTGTATGCGTTGTACCTGCTGTACCAGTGTTAATATTAACGGCAGTTGCACCAGTTGTATTACCCATAGTAATTGTTTTTGCAACAGCTATTCCAATTTCAATATTACCAGTGCCTGTAACAAGTTTTACTGGTTGTCCTGAAGAAATATTTCCTATAGTGATCTGTTTTGTAGCTGCATCATCACCAATTCTAATATTACCTGTACCTGTTGCAACTACAAAATCAGCGTTGTCAGAGGTCGTACAAATAATTCCTCCAACCCCGGCCCTGATTGCAACGGCTGTATTGCTTGAGTTTGCCCCTATTATTATATTTTTGGTCGTAGCATCTGTACCAATATTAATAGCACCAGTTCCAGTTATAAGATTGTAAGCACCATTAGTAGTTGTATGCGTTGTACCTGCCGTACCAGTGTTAATATTAACGGCAGTTGCACCAGTTATATTACCAACAGTAATTACTCTAGCGGCAGCGCCTGTTCCTACGTTTATATTCTGCGCGACTGCATCATCTCCGATAGAAATAGCTCCAGCAGAAGAGTTAAGTGTAACAGCACTTGTACTAGCTATAAGAACAGTACTTGCAGATGTTAAAGTAACATTACCAGTTAGTGTACCAGTTGCATAAATACCTGCTATTACAGTATAAGTCCTAAAGTCTCCATCCCCAACACTAACAACGGACACATATTGAGTGGTTCCAATTGTATATGAAGTAATCGGTCTTCCAGCAGCTCCAGTAGCGACATCAGTACCAATAGATACAAATGCACTGCCACTCCATGAATAAGTAGAAAATGTAGCAGCACTTGAAGTAGTTACTGATATATATTGAGTTCCACCAGTACTATATGAAGTTATATCATTAGGCGAACTTCCAGTAGCAACATCAGCACCAACAGATACAAACGCGCTGCCATTCCATGAAAATGTACTAAAGGTTGCAGCACCTGAATTTGGTATTGATATATATTGAGTCCCACCAATAAGATATGCCGTAATATACGTTGGCGAAGTTCCAGTAGCAACATCAGCACCAATAGAAACGAATGCACTGCCGCTCCATGAAAATGTACTAAATGTACTAGCTCCTTGATTTACAACAGATACATATGATGTACCACTGATTTCGTATGAAGTAATGCCATAAGGTGTAGTTCCAGTAGCTACAGCTGTTCCAACAGATACAAACGCGCTGCCACTCCATGAGTATGTACTAAAGGTTGTAGCTCCTTGATTTGCAATAGATATATATTGAGTCCCACTAATTACATATGATGTAATACCATTAGGTGTAGTTCCAGTAGCTACAGCTGTTCCAATAGAAACAAATGCACTTCCATTCCATGAATATGTGCTGAAAGTTGCATCACTTTGATTTACAACAGATACATATGATGTACCACTAATTTCATATGATGTAATCTGCCATGGTACACTTCCAGTAGCAACATCAGCACCAACAGATACAAACGCGCTGCCATTCCATGAAAATGTACTAAAGGTTGTAGCTCCTTGATTTGGTATTGATATATATTGAGTCCCACCAATAAGATATGAAGTTACGCCACGTGGTGTAGATCCAGTAGCAACATCAGCGCCAGTAGACGCGACAGTTGCCTTTTCGTCAATAGTTACTGCGTCAACAGGAATGTCACCAGAAGCAATTGCCGCATATGTTGGTAAACTAGATACTCCACCAGATACAAGATAAGTTCCAGCGGCTCCTGCAGAAGCGACGCTTACTAGTCCAGCAGAGGTGTTTACTAGTGATCCATATGAACTTAGAGATGGAATTGTAACTCCACCAGATCCAGTATCAATAGTAATAGCAGTTGCACCAGTTGTATTTCCGATAGCAATCGATCGAGCGGCAGCGCCTGTTCCTATATTAATGTTTTGCGCAACTGCATCATTACCAATAGAGATAACTCCAGCAGAAGAATTTAATTCTAGAACTCCAGCTGAATCTACAAGACACGTATCAGAAGATGTTAAAATAATGTCACCAGCACCAGTACTGTTAATTCCAACACCGCCAGTTCCACTATTTATAGTAACCGAGCTACCAGCAGTAGCATTTCCTATAGTTACAGGTACATCATGAGCAATAGTTCCTATACTAATAGCACCGGCACCACCAGTTCCGCCATTAATAACAACACTACTCGCTCCATTACTGTTACCAACAGTAACAACGTTTACCGCGGCTTGAGTTCCTAGGTTCAGTGCTCCAGTTCCAGTCAAAAGGCTAACGGCTGTATTATTTGAACATAAACTATTTGTTAAAGTTGCCATATTTTTTCCTTAATTAAACGACAGTAAATGTACCAACAGATGTGTAAACAGCCCAATCGTTATTAGTTGTTATACAAAGTAATGCAATGGAATCATATCTACTTGTAGATGAAACTGTACCACCCACTCCAGTAGTTGAGTCAACTGCGTTAAAGTGAATAGTCTGACTTGCATTTTGAGCTATTGTCCACAATCCAGTACCACTACCTTGAACAGAAATCAAAGCTCCAACTGCAGCAGTAGCAGGTAACGTCAGAGTAACAAGTGTTGCACCGTTATTAGAAATGTAACCATTCTCAACCGCGATAGCTTGTGTTGCACCAGTTACATTATTCCATGTAAAACTTGGTACTAATGCTTGAAAACTAGGAGCTGTTCCGGCAGTATTTGCTGTTAGAACAAAACCAGCTGTTCCTGTAACTGCAGATGAAACTCCAACAGAACTGGTAACAAGTGCTCCTTCAGTAAAGTTGCTAAGAGTTAATCCACCTGTTGTGGAAATTAATCCAGTTCCTGCAGTCATAGATCCTGAAATAGAAACTGTGTCATTAAGATTAATAGTTAGCGTTGCGCTTGTTGCCGATGTTGTAACATTAGAATTACCACGAACGGTAACAGTTGAACCAGTTGATGTACCAGTATTTCCAGCAAGTGTGACAATACCAGTAACAACTGGTGTTTCGAAAGTAGGTCGTACGAGTGGTCCGTTTGATGTTAATACTTTTCCAGCAGTGTTGCTCGTTATGCTAATTAATTGATTAGCTTCGAATACAGCAACTCCTCTATCCACTGCGAAACCAACCGCATTAGTTCCACCTTCAGCAACACTAATAGGACTTTTTTGCTTAAATGCCATAATTCATTCCTAAAATATGTGATATTCAGTGCCATCAAATAAAAACTGTAATGACTCGTAAGAAGCATTCATATTTTCGCTCGTAGCGGCATCAATAAGAACTGTTCCACCTACTGTAGTGACAGTAATATTATTTGCTGCTGCATTGCCTGCAATATCTTTGATTATATAAACTCTTCCAGTTGATGGAGCATCGGGTAACTCAATAGTTATAGCTATTGATGAACTATCAACTCCAAGAAATGCATCCGATCCAGCAATTACATAAGGAGAAGTGTTAACTAAAGTATAGTTGTAATCCAGAGCTCCTGGTATAGGACTCGAAGATCCAATTGTTGATCCTGCTTGTGACATGGACTCTCCTTATTTTGATGCACCATAAAATACTGAAAGATACACATTACCTGTAGATACTGCGGTTTCACCAGCAATAGTGGCAACGGATATAACAGTACCTCTAGAAATAAATTCACCATCTACAATAGTTTTATTTGCAGTAACGTCTAAAAGTAAAAAACTTCCAGCTGCAATCACACCATGATCAGTCACACCATCAAAAGAATAAACGATATTAGCATCAGTAAGATTCTGTAAATGGAATATACGGATAGGATTACTGAATCCTGAACCTACTGCCGCATACGACGTTGATAAAGATCCAAATGCCAATGAACGTAGCTCTTCTGGAAGCAACCTAATTGCAAATATTGCCATATTTTTTCCTTATAAATATAGGAAGTGTAAGATTATACCTACACTTCCTATAAGATTTTTTAACCTAGAACGATAAGAGACATAACAATGTTATCGGTAGCAGCTAAATCTGCTCCACTATTGTTAGAAACATTAACAACAATAGATCCAGTAGCTATGACGTTTCCTTCAACTCTCAAATAAGCACCATTAGCCGAAGCATCAACAGTACATAATGTGAATGAAAGAGCTGTGCTTGTTGTAATACTACTATTATTAATAGTAATAGCCTGTGTTGCAGCATTAGCAATTGTTTGACCAGTGATGATCATTTTAGCTACTTTACTATTATTAGTTACTGTAAATCCAGCAGTAGTAGAAGCTCCAGCAATGATATTAACATTACCACCAGTTGAACCACCTGTTAAAGTAATAGGAGATGTTCCAGATTGGATTGATACTGCAGATGCACCAGTTGCATTACCAATTGTGATAGGAGTATCATTCGCTGACGCACCAATATCGATCTGACCAGCTGCTCCAGTACCACCGTCGATAAATACAGAACTTGCTCCTGTTTGGTTACCTAATGTAATAACTTGAGCGACTGCGTTTGAACCAAGATCTAAAGTAGATCCAGAATCAATAACAACTGCTGTGCTAGTTGTACCGTTACCAATCGAAACAGTAGTGTCATTTGCTGTCGTTCCAATATCAATTGCACCCGCACCAGCTGTTCCAGCTTGGATAGAAATTGATGTTGCTCCAGTATTATTACCAACAGTAATTGTTCTTGCAGCAGCTCCTGTTCCCACATTAATGTTTTGTGCTACTGCATCATTACCGATAGAGATAACACCAGCAGAAGAATTAAGTTCTAGAACGCCAGCTGAATCTACAAGAACAGTATCAGCTGAAGTTAGAACAATATCACCAGCACCAGTTGTGTTAGCTGCAAATCCGCCAGTTCCAGAATTAACTGTAACACCAGTTGCACCAGTTATATTACCGATAGTAATAGGAGTAGCATTTGCTGATGTACCGATATCAATTTGGCCTGCTCCTGCAGTACCACCATCTATAAATACAGATGATGCTCCAGTCGAATTACCGATAGAAATAATTTGAGCAACTGCGTTTGAACCAAGATCTATTGTCGCACCAGATTGTATAGATACACTAGTACTTGTTGTACCGTTACCCATAGCAATAGCAACATCATTTGCAGTTGTACCAATATCAATTGAACCTGCACCGGCAGTACCAGCTTGAACAGAAACAGAAGTAGCTCCAGTGTTATTACCAATTACTATCGGTAATACATTTGCAGTTGTACCGATGTTGATTGCTCCAGCACCAGCAGTACCGGCTTGAACAGAGACAGATGAAGCGCCAGTATTATTACCGATAGTAATAGCATGAGCAGCAGCATCAGCACCAAGATTGATAGCTCCAGTTCCTGAAGTAAGATTAAATGTATTATTTGTTGTTGCTAATGTCATTCCACCAGCACCAGTCATGAGAACAGTTCCAGCAGCACCAGAAGCATTGATTGTAACTGCTCCAGCTCCTGACTCAGTAGCTGTTAAAAGATAAGAACCACCAGTAACGTCAGTAACAAGATCCTGTCCAGCACCAGCAACAGTAATGTTAGATCTAAGTACTGAATTAAGGAAGAATCCACCACCAAGTGAGTTCAGTTTAATAGATGAGTTACTTGTTGATGCAGAAGCTTCAAGTGAAACGCCACCAAGAGCTGAAACAAGAGATATAGAATCTGCTTGTGTACTTTGCAATGAGTTAATCAAAATAGTCTCAGCTGTTCCACCATTAGTGATAAGTGACACTGAAGGATCAGCATTTGATGTTGATGTGAATGTTATAGCAGAAGCTGATGTGATATCAAAATCACCATTCGCAACAAGATTACCATTAACAGTCAACTTACCAGTCATAACTGTATCACCAGAAACTGCAAGATCTCCACCAAGAGAAGT